GGAGCAGCCAACATGAAAATCCAAGTGAATGCAGTGGCAAAAATTGCCCACATATCTCAAGTAGAGATACCTGACGATATAGTTGAACAGGCAATTAACTCAAAAAATGGTAAGGCCATAATATCTGATTGGATAGAAAATAACTTTAATAACTTTGATTGGGTTGATCCACCTGAAGGCCTCGAAAGCGAATTAGACTTTAAGTGGATCAACTGGGACACGGGTTGGACATATTAATCTCTAATCAAATAAATAACTGAGGCCTTCGGGCCTCTTTTTTTTGTCCGATACCTATATTTAAATAGCTCATAGGAAGCCCTCACAAGCTCACTGAGTAGGGTAAAGGCTCACGGGTATAATTATAGCTTAGAATGTTTGCTATCCTACACGGCTATTATATGAGCTCTCAGAGCATAGTACTTTACAGCATACCAGCGCAATACATGCACCAAGTAGGCCTACGCTCCGCGTTATTTAAACTGTCAAAGGCTAATGCTGCACGGGCTACAGGCCAGTATTCTATTTAAATAGTTAGCTTAAACTTTTTTCTGGAAGCTTCGAGCCTTTTAGTTTTCAGATTTAGAGCCAGTTTATTTAATTAGGTATACATTAAAATTTTTTATCTATTTAAATTTGTAAGGCCTGATATCTTTTTACAAATAACCTACTGATTTAATTGGCTAAAATCACAATACTTTAAAAATTTGTTAACTATTTAAACAACAATTAGCGAGGGTACACGACTGCCACCCCCACCGTACACGGGTGCGTATACAGCCACGGCATAATTTTAGAATTTTACAACAGTAAACCACTACAGTAGTTTTTTAGAATTATAAAACTGTAAAGTTTCTATATGTAGTATGTAATTAGATTATTTATACCATGTAAGGTTGACATAAGTTATTTGTTTTGATAGAGTGTGTATAAGGCGTAATATAGGGATTGAAATATGGCCGACGATATTGGGCAAGATGCTAATATATTTCCAGAGGGCATTCCTCTATTTGTAGATACATTCTTAGAGCATGATGCAGAGGGTGTATTACAGCATGAGACTACTCTTTCAATAGAAGGGGAAGATGATGTAGTTGTCTCTAAGGGATTCTACGAGATTATAGATGATGTAAAAGAAGAACACATAGATAATCAAGATTATAAGTCGCTATATGACTTAGCAGCGGATTTAACTAGAGAAGCTGAGAGGTTACGGGAAGAAGCGGATAGAATAGAGAACAGTACTAGAAGCGTAGCTGATCTATTTAACGCTAATGTCTCAACCTGACTTATTTGGATGGGCTGAACTACCTGTTGAGAAGGTAGATTCTAAGGTTTGTATTAAGTGCAAAGAAGACAAACCCCTATCCGCATACTCTAATAGCTCTGGGGCTAAATATAAGCGTCCTGAGTGTAAGGAGTGCAACAGGGAGCTTACTAAGATAAGAGATGGCCTTAGAGCTACCTACGGTATGCCTGACGAGGGCTACAGGTGTCCTATCTGTAGGAGAGGGGCTGAAGAGGTAAAAGGCAAGGGAGGGAAGAACAACGGCCCTTGGGTTTTAGATCACTGCCATAAGACTAATGAATTTAGAGGATGGCTTTGTCACAACTGCAACAGAGGGCTTGGGGCTTTTGAGGATGACCTTATGAGAATACTCAAGGCTGCAGTATATGTAGAGAATGCATAACGGGTATGGTTGGTCCTTACTACCTAGTTATGTAGCTCCTTGGTATAATGCTTATAGTGTTTATCAAGGAGCATTATAATGTTAAGACGATTACTACATAGATGGGAAGAATACCAGAAGCGAAGAGTAGCCTACTGGCAACTACAGAATTTAACTGATCAAGAACTAAATGATATTGGCATAAACCGTGGGGATATATATAGGGTGACCTACAAATCCCCTACTAGGTGAAGGCAGTAGCTTACCTAATTATTTTAGTATTAATTCTTGATTTGGGAGATGGCGGCAGAGGGCTTAGAGTAAATTACTATAAGTATACTACTCCCCATACTAGGGGGACTTAGAGGATATACTATATAGTAGCCCTCTCAACCGACAATTCATTATACCACTAGAACGCGAGTTCGTCAATATAAAATACACTTAATTAGGTGATTGCCTTATCCTTAAACATCTGGTATAATGTATGGGTAGGCTTTTACAGGAAGTTCTATGTCCCTTAATTTATACTATATCAGAGCCGCAATAGAAGCTCGAACAGGACAGAGGTTGTCCTTTGATAAAATAAAGCAGTACCTTGTAGAAGAACAGTTAATTACTGAGCAAGAGATAAAAGCTAACCCTATGGCGCATGAGTTTGCAGGGTATGGCAGATACTACTTCTACACCCCTGAAACCAAGAACGACTTTACTGTCGCTGTACCCAATGACCCTAAGTCTTATTTAAATAGAGATGCTAGGGAATACTTTGTAGAGGAAGAATTTGATGAAATCTAAAATGGCAAACTGTGGAGCCAGTGTACCACCTGCAAATATGTATGGTGGAGGAATGGCTATGAAGAAAAAGAAGAAGAAGTCTATGTCTTACAACATGGGCGGTATGCCTATGAAGACGAAGAAGAAAGAAAACATGGGCATGGCGCGTGGAAACATGGGCATCAAGAACAAGTAGTTCTTATTGTCACCAACTAAGACCAAGGACTGATAAATGTTAGCGGAACTAGCTGCCTGTTCAGCGGCATACAGCACTATCAAGAAGGCTATACAGCAGGGCAGGGAGCTAGTGGATGTAGGTAAATCCATTGGAACCTTTGTCTCTGCAGAAGAAGATCTAAAGGCAAAAGTTGAGAAGAAGAAGAACAGCGTATTTACTAAGGTCTTAGGTAAGGCAGGAGATGACTTCGAAGAGTTTCTTGCATTAGATAAACTAAAGGAACAAAAGCGTGAGTTAGAGTCTCATATGAGATTATATGCAAGACCCGGAATGTATGATGATTGGGTGGCTTATCAGGCTCAGATGAGGAGACAGCGCAAGGAAGCCCTTAGAATAAAGCAGAAGGAAGCAGAAGAACTTAGAGAGATGCTAACTTGGATTTTCATTGTTGTAGTTATCTGGGGCGGTATTTGTGGTGTTGCATATTGGTGGTTTTTTAGTTAATGTGGTTTCTAGTTTGGTTACAGTTCATGCATGGTGAGTTTGAATATTATCATATTGCTACATATGGATCTAAAGAAATATGTCAGGCAGAATTAGAGAAGTCCAAAGTTCTTATTACAAACTCAGCCAGTTCAGTAGAATGTTTTGAGGTAGATCGCGGTGGCAACTAGAATAAACAAAGCTAAGATGGCCTGTAACAAACCCCGTAGAACTTCGGGTGGGTCCAAGAAGTTTGTGGTCAAGGCCTGTAAGAATGGCAAAGAGAAGATAATTCGCTTCGGGGACCCAAATATGAAAATTAAGAAGAGCAATCCTAAGAGGCGTAAGTCTTTCAGAGCTAGGCACAAGTGTGACACAGCCAAGGATAAATTTACAGCAAGATATTGGTCCTGCAAGAAGTGGTGATATAATGGGAAAAGAACAAAAGCATTATAAAAGAGATGGCACACTCTATACAGGTGGCACTCACAAGATGTCTAACGGAACTCTGCATACAGGTAAGAACCACACAGCAAACAGCCAGAAGTTGTTTCACATGAAAGACCTTAGTCAAAAAGCCCAAAAGAAAGCAAAATCAAAGATGAGTGCTTATGTTGGTGGCATGGCTATGAAGAAAAAGAAGAAGACCTAGTATGGCTGCTAGAGTTAAGAAGAAGTCTACCCCTAAGAAGAAGGCTACTAAGAAGGATGCCTGTTACCATAAAGTAAAGAGGGCGTACACCAAGAATGGTGGAACGTGGCCTTCAGCGTATGGTTCAGGGGCCTTAGTAAAATGTAGGAAAGTAGGGGCTAAGAATTGGGGCAAGAAGAGTAGGGCAACTTAATATGGGCAGATTAACTAAGAAGCAGCAAAAGATTGCAAAGGCTGCTCCTCCTAAAAACAAGATAACTGGTGCAGACTTTTCAAAGCTAAGAAAGCGCAAAACTAATGGCGGCAAGAAAAAAGTCTAACAGCTTAAAGACTTGGTTTTCACAGAATAACGGCAAGGGGTGGGTGGACTGCAAGACAGGAAAACCCTGTGGACGTAAATCTAGAACTAAGAGTAAGAGGGGCTACCCTGCCTGTAGGCCTACGATGGCCCAGTGTAAGACTGCTAAAGCTAAGACAGCCGCAAAGAAGAAGACTTCTAAGAAGAGAGTAAATTGGAAAAAGTAGTTAAAAGCTACCAAGTCATACAAAAAGATAATGGAAAATATGTAGTGTATGATAGTGAAGGTAAAGTAGTGATAGTGACCACCTCAAAGAGTATTTGCAAGAAACTTGCGGAGGATAAATAAATGATCTTTGGAGTGTTAATGGCTTGTATGAACCCTGTGGATGCATCTTCTTGCACAGTGGTTTTTTATGACCAACAACAATTTACAACTATGCAGGAATGTCAGGCCCAGATGAATGACTTTGCCAGATATGCTGCTACAAACTATAGACTAATTACTAGGCCTTACTGTTTTGAGGCTCCCGACCACTCAGTATAAGGACCACGACCATGACCGAAGACCGACTAAATCGTATTGAGAAGCATCTAGATAAAATGTCTGCCGCTATGGTTGACATGGCCCGTATGGAAGAGCGTATGGTTACTGCGTTTAAACGTATGGATAATATAGTTGAATATCAAAAGAAAGCAGATGACCGACTTGATGAGATGGAAAAACAGGCCATAGCCAGAGGACAGAAGATAGCTTTTGCAGAACGTATATTCTGGATGGTTTGTACTGGGGCAGTCGGTCTTGCATTTGTTTATTTAAGGTAGTAAAATGGACGATAAGAAAGAATTAACAGAGAAACAGGCTTTATTTCTAGAGCTTCTTATGGCCCCTGAGATACGGGGAGATATAAGACGAGCCATGAGAGAAGCAGGTTATGCCGACACCACCAGTATTAATTCAGTGGTAGGGCCTCTACAAAAGGAAATCAATGAGAAGGCATCTATGTTACTAGCCATGAACGCCCCACGAGCCGCTTGGGGAATGGTAGATGTTTTAAATGACCCTGCAGCAATGGGAGCCAGAAACTCTATAGCAGCAGCTTCTCAGATACTAGACCGCACTGGGTTGATTAAGAAAGAACAAATTGAAGTAAACAATACAGGCGGTGCGATGTTTATACTCCCACCGAAAAACGACAGTGACAATCTGGTTGAACAAGACGAGGCCTAACAAAACTGCTAAGATACCTTATGCTTATAAGGCTTCAGAAGATGATCCACTAGTACTGGTTCCCGATGAAGAAAAGGCAGTGTTTGTTGAAGAGGCGCTAGACTATCTGGAACAGGGACATTCCTCCAGAAAAGCTGCAGCGTGGTTGGCTTCTAAGACAGGTGATAAAATAAGTCACCAAGGATTGATACATATATGGCGTGACCGTAGAGGTAAGGAGTCAGACAACCCCTCAAAAGTTTTGGCGCAGAGAGACAAAGACAACCGCAAACGTAAGCCTAAGACTTCTAAAGATAAGAAGATGGCTGCAGCCAAACGTAAGCAGACAGATGCAAAGCGTAGGCTTACAATGGCTAAGAAGAAGCTAGATGAGCTTACGCCCAAAGAAGAGACTGTTACTGAAAGTTTAGATTTTTCAGTAATCAAGTCAAAGCAACAAGAACAAGAGGTAGTATTTTCTCCCAATGCAGGGCCGCAGACAGAGTTCCTTGCAGCGTCAGAAAGAGAAGTACTATATGGTGGAGCCGCAGGTGGGGGCAAGAGTTACGGCCTACTTGCTGATCCTATGCGTTATTTTGATAATCCTAATTTTAATGGGCTTATTCTTAGACGGACTAACGATGAACTTAGGGAGCTAATATTTAAATCTCAGGGATTATACCCAAGAGCATTTAAGGGCGCTAAGTGGCAGGAGAAGAAGTCTCAGTGGACATTTCCCAGTGGGGCTAAACTATGGCTTACCTATCTAGAGCGTGACCAAGACGTACTACGTTATCAAGGTCAGTCATTTAGTTATATAGCTGTAGATGAGTTGACTCAATATGCCACTAGCTTTGCGTGGAATTACCTTCGCTCACGGCTTCGTACTACAGATTCTACGTTACCTATATATATGAGGGCTACTACTAACCCCGGAGGTATAGGACATGGATGGGTAAAAAGAACCTTTATTGATCCTGCCCCCTCTAACAGAAAGTTTATAGCCACCAACATAGAAACGGGAGAAGAGTTAGTATACCCAGAAGGACACGCCAAGGAAGGAGAGCCACTATTTTACCGTAGGTTTATACCTGCTAGTTTGCAGGATAATCCATACCTCATGGAGAGTGGTCAGTATGAGGCTAACTTGCTATCTCTACCAGAGATGCAGCGTAGGCAGTTATTAGAAGGTGATTGGGGAGTAGCAGATGGAGCAGCTTTTCCAGAGTTTAGGCAAAAAGATCACGTTGTTGAACCATATGATATTCCGACTGATTGGACCAGATTCAGGTCATGTGATTATGGCTATTCTAGTTTTAGCTCAGTTCATTGGTTTGCTATTGACCCTTCGTACGACACCTTAGTTTGTTACAGAGAACTATATGTGTCTAAACACACAGGCCGTGATTTAGCCAGAGCCGTAATGGAAGCTGAAGGCGGTGAGAAGATACAGTACGGAGTACTAGATAGCTCTTGTTGGCATCAACGAGGGCAAATTGGCCCATCTATAGCAGAGGAAATGATATCTCAGGGATGTAGGTGGAGGCCTAGTGATAGAAGTAATGGATCTAGGGCAGCAGGTAAAAACAGATTACATGAGCTTCTTAAAGTAGATGAAGTAACAGGAATAGCAGGAATACAATTTTTTAACACCTGTAGGCAAGTTATAGCAGATTTACCTATAATTCCTTCGGACCCTAAAGGTGGAGATGACATTGACGCTAGAACTTCTCAACAGAGGCATACATACGACTCAATTCGGTATGCAGCAATGAGCCGACCAAAGGCATTTTCTCCCTTTGATATGGGCAACGGCATACCTCAACAAAGTTGGCAACCTGCCGACCCAATTTTTGGATACTAAATATGGCATTAATGGACAAACCTTTACCTGAAGACGCAATAGACACTAGTTTAGCTATGTCTGTAGAAGAAGATGGTAACGCAGAAGAGCAAAATATTGAGCTTTCTAACACAGTTGCCTACATAAAAAGTCAATATGAACGAGCAAAAGACGCTAGGTTGTCTGATGAAGATCGTTGGCTAGATGCATATAGAAATTATAGGGGGGTTTATAGCTCTGAAGTACAATTTACAGAGACTGAGAAGTCAAAGGCATTTATCAAAGTAACTAAGACTAAAGTTTTAGCCGCATATGCTCAAGTTGTAGACGTATTGTTTGCAGGATCAAAGTTTCCTATTGGAATTGAGGCTAGGAAGTTTCCAAATAACGTAGAAGACACGGTATCTTACAACCCAAACAGGCTTACTGAGAAAAAAGTTAAAGACCAGACTAATCTAGACTACAAAATTCCTCTAAATATAAGCAGACCCGACATTGCTAAAGATTTAGGAGTGTATGAAGATAAGTTAACTCCTATTGCAGACGAATTAGAGGTAGATACTTCTAACATTCAAGGCTCAATGGTATTTGAACCTGCCAAGGTAGCTGCACAGCGCATGGAAAAGCTGATGCACGACCAATTGGACGAGTCAGAAGCCCCTAAACACCTAAGATCGGTAGCATTTGAGACTTGCCTCTTTGGTACAGGGGTAATGAAAGGGCCATTTGCACAATCTAAAGAATATCCCCGTTGGAATGAAGACGGTGAGTATGATCCTATAATGGAAACTATTCCAAAGATGGAATATGTGTCTATATGGGACTTTTACCCAGATCCTGATGCCAGAAATATGTCTGAAGCTGAGTTTACTATTCAACGCCACAGGCTTAATCGCTCACAGCTACGAAACCTTAAAAAACGTCCACACTTCAGAGAGGATTCTATAGAATTAGCTATTGAGTATGGGGCTGACTACTACCGTAGCTACTGGGAAGATGCACTAGAAGAAGACAGCGTATCTGAACAGATGGATCGCTTTGAAGTCTTAGAATACTGGGGAGTTCTTGATAACGAATTAGCTGAAGAAGCTGACCTAGAGTTACCAGATGAATTAGCAGAACAAGATCAAGTACAAGTAAACATATGGGTGTGTAATGGACAGATACTGAGACTAGTATTAAATCCGTTTACTCCTAGCCGTATTCCATATCTATCAGTCCCATACGAACTAAATCCTTACTCATTCTTTGGCATAGGTGTTGCCGAAAATATGACTGATACGCAGTTATTGATGAATGGCTTTATGCGAATGGCTGTAGATAATGGGGCCTTATCTGGTAACTTACTTATCGAAGTAGATGAAACTAACTTAGTACCCGGTCAAGATCTACAGGTATATCCGGGCAAAGTCTTTAGGAGACAGGCAGGAGCCCCCGGACAAGCTATCTTTGGAACCAAGTTTCCGAACGTAAGCCAAGAGCTTTTGATGATGTTTGATAAGTCTAGGCAGTTAGCTGATGAGGCTACTGGTATACCTAGCTACTCACATGGTTCAGGGGCCGTAGGTGGGGTAGGACGAACTGCTTCAGGTATGTCTATGCTCATGGGGGCTGCAGCGCAAAACATTAAAGCCGTAGTTAGAAACATTGATGACTACCTGCTAGGTCCTCTAGGCAAAAGTCTATTTGCATTCAATATGCAGTTTAACTTTGATAAAGAATTTACTGGAGACTTGGACGTAAAGGCCAGAGGCACAGAAAGTCTGATGCGAAACGAAGTTCGTAGTCAACGCCTACTACAGTTTATGCAAATGACTGCTAATCCACAGATGGCTCCATTTGTTAAGTATGACTTCATCTTACGAGAACTGGCTTCCAGTATGGACCTAGATGAAGACAAGATACTTAATGATCCACGGGAAGCCGCAATACAACAGAAGATGATGGCAGAGATACAGGCTATGATGCCTCAACAACCACAGCCGCCTACTCCCCCCGTTCCTGAAGGCGCAGGTACACCACAAGCCCCTACACCTGATACTCAAGGATTTACGGGAACAGGTGGTGGAGCCAATGGTGGTAACGCCCCACAGCCAGATCAACCCCCACCCACAGCTAATGAGGTAATCCAATGACGTACTGCAAATCGTGTAAGACAAAAATGAAATGCAAGAAGGCAGATAAGTGTCACAACAAAAAGTAATGGGCAAAGAATTTTATAGGTCTTTGTTGCCCCTAGTAAATGACAAAGATTACTTTGATATCCTAGTAGAGTATGCAGACCAGAGGATTGAGGTTTTGCGTACTTTATTAGAAACCTCTAAAGACCCTAGTCGCATCCTAGAAATACAAGGCTCTATAACAGAGCTTCGCAGGATAGCTACTCTTAGACATGAAACTCTTAAAGGTGCAGAATGAAATTTACTGACCTTCTACAACAATCTGATGCCCCCGTTCAGGATGATACTATTATGGGAGGTACTGCCGAAGATTGGCAGAAGGAAGCCGAAAAATATATAGAAGATTTTGGCGCACCCTCTGAGATTACTTGGAAAGATGTAGGTAACGTAGTTGCAGACTTTACCCCCATCATTGGTGATATTAAAGGTGGATATGAGACAGTACAGTTTATTGGAGATGAGCTAGATAAAGAAAATCCTAATTACTACCTAATTGGAGCCTTGGGTGGGCTAGGAGCAGTAGCTACTATTGTTGGATTAGTTCCGGGGGCAGGTGACATTGCACAGAAGGCTATTATGTCTGGGGCTAGGATGGCTGCAGATAGAGCCAACAAACTTGTAGACGCTCTTCCAGAGTATGATCCTAATACAGTGGGTTCTAACCTTGGTAATGTATTTACAGGTAAGGCAACTAAAGAAGAATTAGACCCTGTACGTCTGACGGGTAGTTCTAAAGGGTTCTATAAAAATAAAGCTCCCAATTATGTTCCTGATATTGATGTACAGTCTACTGATCAGGGATTACTAATGCCTAAGAAGGCTTTAAAAATTGAAGATTTAAAAGGTTCTAAACTTATACCTCTTTTAGCTGACAGAACAGATGCAGGTAAAGTTCTTACAGGGCTTAGAGGTGGGGCAAGAGATTATGATTTTGAGGTTCCCATAGACCTTGAAGGTGGTAGAGGATTTATGAGAAATCCTTATACTGGAGCTTTTGCTTCTATGGAAAGTGTTATGAAGTCTCAAGCAAAAGAAGCGGCTGAGATAGGTAGAGAAGGATTTGACGCAAAAGCTATCTATATGTCTATGAGTCCTGAAGGCGGTGACTTTAGTACGATGATGAGTGACGTTGTTATTGAGATGATGAAGCAGTCCCCCATCAAGAAGAAAGATATGAACCAATTAACTAAGTGGGTAAAAACAAATGTAGACCCTAACTTTATTGGATTTGATAATTTAGATGATGCTAAAAAATATTTAAAAGAAAATGTTGTAGGTACAAGAAGACAGCTTATTTGGAAAGAATTAGACAAGGGGGACTATGTTGATAAAGGGTTCCCAACAATGGGGGATGCCAGAGTAGCTATAAGTGATCCTGAGTTATTAATAAGTCCAAACCTTCAGGGAACTTCAGTAGCTAATTTTGATACTTCAGGAAAATTAATCACAGGCCCAGTACAACGACATAGTACATATGATTCTCAAATAGGACCTACGGGGGCTGCAGGGTACGCAGGAGAGTTAGAAGCCGTTCCTTATGAAATATTAATGAGGGATTTCTTTGAATCTCGCAGAGCTAATAACATACCTTCCTCTGGGGATCAGAGGTCATTAACAATGTCTAATATTTCTTCCGAAGTAGATGATCAAATGATTGAGGAAGTTAATCAATATATTAATTTAATAGAACAAGCCGAAAAAGATTTATACATAGACAATATTTCTAAGACACGACAAGACCGAAAGATTTATAAATTTGGTGATAATGGGGGACCACCTCTAAATGATCCACCTCTGACTAATCAAATGGATGCTGCTTTTGCAGATGAATTAGAAATAGGCACAAGTCAATTTAATGTAGAAAATCCAGATGTTGTATTAAAAAATCATACTTTAGATGATTTAGAGGCAATTGATTTAAGTAGAAGTACTGCAGGAGGTCCTAAAAAGAATGTTAAAATAGGAGCCATAGTAAAAGAAGGTGAAGAAAAATCTATCAGGTTGAATTTAAGCTCAAAAATAGACCCAGATGGCCCCCCTGCACCATTTAATAGATTACAGACTGTCCATCCTATTAGATCAAACGGAACTCCTAATTATAGTGAGGCTGAGTCGTATTTACCTGCAGTTACAGTTACAGATGGCACATTTCATGTAGACCAAGGCAAAAGAAGAGCTATAGCTGAAGATGGTAAAAAAGTACCTGCTATGTCTGTGCAAGGTAATTTTACCTCTCAAAGAAATGTTCTTAATGAAATGGATGATACGGTTGTTGAAGTAGGTATTAATCCTTTTGATAAACATCTTTTTATTGATATGAGAACAGGACAGGCAGTTAAAGGATTTGATATTGCCACAGTCTACAGAGATAGAGTTTATGCCAAAGGGGTAACCTACTGGAAAAAATCAGAAGCCCCTAAACCTTTACCTGCAAAAGGTGATGCAGAAATTGTAAATCAAGTAAGATATAAATTTAACAAGGGCGGTCTAGTAACGGGCCTAATGTCCCCAGAGGAGATATAATGGAACAAATGAAACCCAGACCAAGACCAGAAGAAGAAATGGACATATCTCCTCAAGCAGAGGCAGGAGATCAATTCTTTGTGCAAAAGGCTGAGAGAGACAGAGAGCTACTAGAACAATACCCATTAAAACCAAGGCCAAGGCCAAGAAACCCAGTAGAAAGTAATCCAGATGAAGCAATTTTAGCTTTAGACCCAATTATGTCGAGAGAAAAACAAAGAGAGCCAGAAGAGCAACGAACTGATGTAGTAACAGAACAGTATGAAGTTGATGGCAGTTCTGTAGAAATACCTGTGCTTATATTTAAAAGTGGCGAAAAGATTGCTTTTGGAAAAGTCCTTCAGAATATAGTTGAAAGAGGAGGATCAGAAGTAACTAATCCTTTAGGCGTTGATCGTATTCAAAAAAATATGGAGGATTTGTCTAACCAAGTAACAAATTTTATTAGACAAAATAACCCTACCAGACAAGAGTTTGAAACTTATTGGTATAACCCACGGGTAAATACAGGGGGATTTCTAACCAAAGATGATGGCATGAAAGGTCGCTCAGAAGAAGACAAAGAGATTGCAGATGAGGTAGAACAGGTAGACGTTTCTGAGGCAGACAAGGATGAAGATGGTTTTGTGTCCCCCTCAGAGCGCGAAGTACAACTGGCGTTGCAAAAGAATGAATTAGTTGATGAGGAAGAGCTAGAGAGAATGAAACCAGTAGAAGCATACCACGGGGGAATGATGAGTTCCTGTGACTGTGGTGGAGACTGTGGTTGCGGAATGGATGATCCAATGGTATCTGGCTATGATGAAGTATCTGGTAATCCAATTCCAATTGGCTCCTCTGCAGAAAATGTGCGTGACGATATTCCTGCTAATCTTAGTGAAGATGAATATGTACTTCCTGCCCATGTAGTTAAGTGGCATGGACTAAGACATATTATGGATTTGCAAAATGAAGCAGAGATGGGGCTCATGTCTATGGAAATGAGTGGGCTTATCCATGAAGTATACGAAGAAGAACCCGATAGCGAAGGCGTTGAGGACTCCGAAGTTCAGGCCACAGATGATACCGAACAAGAAGAAGCCGAAGAGGAAGACGAAACACCCCAAGAAATTCCATCAGACATGATGGATGTAGAGGTCGCAGCCGTAGAGGTTGATGACCATTTAGATGACGAGGAAGATGAAACACTCTATCCAATGTCAAAATCCCTCCCTGCAATTATGAAGAAACAAAAAATAGTTTTTGCAGTTTAACAAAATGGATACCCGACTTGTCGGACCCATAAGGAGCAATTATGCAGAAGAAGCAAAAGTACAGCCGTATGCCTGAAGACGATAATGAGTTGACCTACTCTCAGGAAATGGCTTCACAACAATCAGAACCAACTGAGGTATTAGATGCTGAAGAAGAAAGTTATAAAAAACGCTATACTGACATTCAGCGACATATTCAAGAAGTTCGCAATCAAAAGGATCAAGAAGTTGCCGCTATTAAACAACAACTCGATGCAGCGACTAGGAAACAAATTAAGTTCCCTAAAACTGATCAAGAGGTTGAACAGTGGAGTAAGAAATACCCTGATGTTGCCAAAATCGTTGATACTATTGCTCAGAAACGCGCTAATGAAGCCTTACGTCTTGGTGAAGAGCGCCTTGCTAAAGTTGAACGGTTTGAGAAAAAAGTAAATAGGCAATCTGCAGAACAGCTTCTTTCTCAAAGACACCCAGACTTTATGGAAATAAAAAAAGATCCTAAGTTCCATGAGTGGGTGGCTCTTCAACATAGTACTATTCAAGACTCTGTGTACAAGAACAATACGGATGCTTCATGGGCGTCTAGTACAATCGATCTCTACAAAGCCCAGACGGGCAAAAGAAAGAAATCTAACGGTGCAGCACAGTCTGTAGGAAGGACTTCTAGTACTACTCCTTCTTCAGGACAGGGGATGAAATTCTCCGAAAGTCTTGTACAGGCAATGTCTGACCGTGAATACGCAGCAAACGAAGAAGCCATAGAAGAAGCAATTCGGACAGGTAAGTTTGCTTATGACATATCAGGGGCTGCTAGGTAAGTGATTTAGGGGGTTGACTAATAGTCAATCTGCCTGTATCCTTCGGATGCGACCTTGGGGGAGCATATATAGTAATTAACTATTGTATAATACTCCCCCCTATGTTATAATGTAGTTGTAATATGATTTGCAGGACACCACTATGTAGTGGTATACCCTGCCCCTTCCAGATAAATATAACAAAGTATACCAGATCAAAGAGGACCACAAAGTTTAGTGATACCCTTAAGTAGTCTGCCACTGAGTTAGTCTTATCTGATCTAGCTACCTCTTCTTATAAAGGAATAGAGGAGGTGTACTAAAAAGCCATTTCATATAGGAGAACAAACAATGGCATTCGCAAAAGCATCAGGTTATACCAACCTTAATTCGGGTAACTTTTCCCCGGTAATATACTCGAAAAAAGTACAAAAGGCGTTTCGAACAGCTTCTGTTGTAGACGCAGTAACTAACACAGATTATTCCGGGGAGATAGCTAACTTCGGAGACTCTGTTAAAATAATTAAAGAACCAGATATCACAATCACAACATATGAGCGTGGTACACAACTAGCAACACAAGATTTGACAGACGCTGACTTTACTATGGTCGTTAATCAAGCAAATTATTTTCAGTTTGCTATTGACGATATTGAAGAGGCCCACGCCCATGTGAGCTTCGGTGATTTAGCCAGTGATCGTGCAGGTTTTAAATTGCGTGATACATTTGACTCAGATGTGCTACATCACATGGCAGGTTTCACTGCAGCAGGTGCAAGACGTACTGCACTTGAAACAGGAAGCACCAAAGCAGACAGCGGAGCAGATAATGATGAATTGCTACCTGCTAACAAATTAGATATCACTGATTTTGGTGGCTCTGATATTGGTGGTGCATCAGAAATCACATCTATTCCAATCGCTGCAGGTGGCGGTGCAGGTGGTATTACTTCACCACTAGCAATCCTAAACCGTATTGCACGACAAATGGATCAGGCTGCAGTAGACACCGACTCAAGATGGTGCGTAGTTGACCCAGTGTTCGCAGAAATCTTGATGGACGAAGATTCAAAATTAATTAATTCTGACTTCGGTGGTGGAGATGAGCTACGAAACGGACGTATGCCCGGACAACTTCGTGGGTTCACAATCTACAAATCCAACAACCTACCTTCACTAGGTACAGGTGCAGGAACTGCAGCAGCAGCAGGTTCAGAAGCTAACATGAGTTTCCTAGTAGCAGGACATTCATCTGCAGTAGCAACAGCGGAGCAAATCGCTAAAACCGAAACTTTCCGTTCGCCTACAACATTTGCAGATATTGTCCGGGGAATGCAGTTATATGGGCGCAAGATTCTTCGTCCAGAAGCTCTATTCACAGCCGCTTACAACTTAGCGTAAGTTATACAGTATCATGGGGGGCAGGTCAACTCTTGCCCCTCAACTAAATGTATTTAGGAATTTTGTATGCCCTCTACCTACATAGACCTATCAAATAAAACTTTGCGAAGGCTGAATGAGGTAGAGATACCTGTTTCGGACTTTCCTAATGTGCGAGGGGTACAGGCATTAGTTAAGGATGCCGTAAAAGCAGCCATAGCAAAAATTAATCAGGCAGAATTTGAGTGGCCTTTTAATGCTGCAGAATTTACACAAACTCTTGTAGCAGGTCAGTCAGAGTATTCTTGGCCTACGGCATTTAAAAAAGCTGATTGGAATACTTTTCAGATTATAAAAAATGAATCTCTTAACACGGGATTTAGTACTTTAAAATACATGGACAGAGATGAGTGGTATGCCACTAGGAGAGATGCTGACTATGAAGCAGGTAATGCAGGAGTAGGCGTACCAGAATATGTGTTTGCCTCTCATGGCACAGGGTTTGGGGTAACCCCATCTCCCAATGCAGCGTTTCAAGTAAGATTTAGATATTTTCTTAACTACACAGATTTATCTATAGCTACTGATGTAACCAGAATACCAGAAAGCTTTGATACTGTTGTAGTAGATGGCGCACTTTATCATATGTATATGTTTAAAGATAATGCGGAGTCGGCACAACTTGCTTTTCAAGCATTTATGAGTGGCCTAAAAGATTTACAAACCTTATTTATAAATAACTATGAGTATGTACGGGATAGCAGGGTAAGGTTCTAATGGCAGACCAGATACAGTCATACAAACTAGTATGTTCTGGTGGCCTTAATAGTAATGAGAACCACTTAGAACTATCAGATAAGTTTTCAGGATCTGCTACTAGACTTGTTAACTATGAGCCTTCCCTTTATGGGGGGTATAGAAGGTTAGAGGGATATGAACTACTAGGTGGAATTGATTCTACTGTAGGCGGCTCAAGTGGAGAAGGCAAAGTACTAGGGGTATTTGTTTATCAAAACGAACAATATGGAAATCCTTACATTATTGCCGCAAGAAAAGATGCAGGGGCAAATACTTACTCCTACTATAAATTTTTAGACAATGTAGGGTGGCAGGTATTTGCTACAGGACTTACCCTAAGTCACACAGTAAGCAGCAGGTCTGTAGAAAAAGTAAGAGGGATAGGATTCTCGTTAGACAGCGTAAATTATATGGCGTTTGCTGATGGGGTAAATAACGGAATATTATTTGATGGTTTAAACTGGACTTTTGTAAGTCCCTCTAATACAGGACAATCGTTTGCTCAAGCAGGTGGGGCGCAGGTTGTAGCAGCCCCAAGTCTAGTAGACTTCTTTAACAACTCTCTATGGTTTGCAGGAGATAGCGCATTTCCTACTAAGATATCGGTTAGTGCAAAAGGAGGTGGAGGTAACATACTTGATTTCGCTACCACTAGTCCAAGCCAAAAAAACTTAGCCCAACAGTTTGAGGCCCCGTTTAAAGTAGTCCAGATAAAGCCTTTTAGGAATGATTTATTTATATTTGGAGCTAACGCTATACAGAAAGCTTTTCAAGGAGAGTTTTTATACGACACCGAAGATGTAACTAAAAACGTAGGATGTATAGCAAGAGACAGCGTAGTCGAGATTGGTGGAGATTTATTATTTCTTGCACCAGATGGGTTTAGACCAGTAGCAGGAACCTCTAGAATTGGAGATGTTGAGTTAGAGTCTGTAAGTAAACCAATACAGGTTTTACTTAAAACTCTTATAGAGAGACAAACCTCAGATAACATTAGTTCTTGTGTAGTTCGTAGCAAATCTCAAGTACGGTTTTTTGTTGGAGATTCTACTATAGATGTTCAAAACTCCTTTGGTATTATTGGAGGCTTATATGATAAAGATGGTTCAATTAAATGGTCTTATGGAGAACTTCTTGGGATTAGAGCCTCTTGTTCTACCAGTGAATATATAAATACCATAGAACACGTTTTGCATGGGGACTTTGACGGCAAAGTTTATAGACAGGAAAGAGGAACTAGCTTTAATGGTTCTAATATTCTTAGTGTGTACGAAACTCCGTTTTTAGACTTTGGTGATACAGAACAAAGAAAAGTAATTAGAAAGCTAAATACTTTTGTTAGGGCAGAAGGCCCTGTAGAATTATTTTTAACTCTTTCCTATGATTGGGGAGATAACGCAACCTTGACTCCATCTACTTACTCACAAGAAAGCGAAGGCGGTCAGGTAAAGTATGCAGGTCTTAATATAGACTACGGTGCAGCCAATGTTTTATATGGTGGTAACTCTAAACCTATTATGACCACAGACGTACAAGGAAGTGGGTTTGCAGTGAGTGCAACTTTTGTAACAATAGGACAATCAGAACCTTTCTCTATTCAAGGATTGGTTTATGAATTTAGTACTGCAGGGAGAAGATAATGACAGGTTATACAAGAAAATCCATAGCCAGTATTATCAATGGTAGTAATATTACTGCCCCTCCACTAAATGCAGAATTTGATCAACTACTAGCAGCTTTTGATGCCGCTACTGGACATAGCCATGATGGTACGTCTGCAGGGGCAGCACCTAAAATAAATCTAGCTACCTCTGTTTCTGGATTACTTCCTGCAGTTAATGGTGGATCTGGGGGCTCTAACAAATTAGATGCCACAGCAAATCCAACTATAGCAAATGATAACAGTCAAAACTATGCTGTAGGATCTATCTGGATAAATGTAAGTACCGATAAGATATTTATATGTGTAAATAGTACAAGCAATGCCGCACAGTGGAGACAAATAGTAGCCAATGATGGCTTAAAGATTGTTCCTGAAACCACAAACACAATAGACATTGGCTCCTCTAGCCTAAAATACAAAGACCTACACCTCGCAGGAAACGCCCTTATGGGTGGCACACTTGGAGTAACAGGAACTACAACTCTTGGAACTCTAAACGGCACTACTGCAAATATCTCTGGCCTATCAACTCTAGCTCAAGCTGACGTTAATAGCGGTACAATCGATAACACAGTTATTGGTGGAAATACTGCTTCTCCAATTACTGGTACGCAGATTACTGCTAACTCAGGTTTTGTAGGATCAGTTACTGGAGATGTAACAGGTAACGTCACTTCTTCTGGAACCTCTGGCTTTAATAATATCACTGCCTCTGGAACGATCACTGGTAATGTAACTGGTGATGTAACAGGCAACATAACTGCAGCCTCTGGCACTAGCCAATTCAATAATGTGACCGTCAATGG